TCTTCACAAGATAAAAAAATATATAATGATGGAAAAATTAATTATACAACTAGGTATATTCAAAGGTCTGTTGGCACAATTCAACAAGCCAACATGATTGATAAATATAGAGAGTGGGCTTACGTACCAGCATTGCTTTGGGAGGCTTCTGGAACAGACAATGTAAAGACCATAAACAGCGTTGCATCAAAAACAAGCAAGTATGTTTTAAGTGCTGTCCCACTTAACTCTAGTTTATCTGAAATTGCTCCTACAGTTGTAAGTCATGTAGTAACAAACAATATTATTGACATAGGAGAAGCCGCTTACTGGTTAAGCAGATATGAAGGATTTTTTTATTCAAATGCAGAAGTAATAAAGTACGATGCTGTTGAATTTAATGTAACTGGTATTGGCAACGTTTTTATTAGTAATAACCAGGAATACCAAAAATATTTTGCTTCTCTGCCATTTAACGGAAAAATTTATCCAACTGGTAATGTTCGAATATATGCTACTCCATACTATGAAACTGTAGACGGTATTGAAAGATTACAAAATGGAGCAGTAGTAGATCATGGTCGTGGACAATTTGGTACGAAGATAGTATCTCATAGCGCTGGTATAGATTTGTATTGGTCCAACAACGACAATGTTCGTGGCTGTGAAATGCAGTCTCAGTTTATGTTTACAACACAGTTAGACTCAGATGTAACATACCCAGCAACTACCGTTGGCGCCGCTGGTGTTAACAATGTTTTGGCTAGACAAACTACTCGCAATGGTATTATTAAAAACTTTATGTCTACCAGTTATTTAACTGAGACAGATGTTAATAGTTTAAAAAGTACTCAAACTGGAACAATTCAATCTTCTGCATTTGTAATGAATGGACCTGCCCCTGCTCCAACATTTAAACCATTAAACTTTGTTTCTTATGTATATAAAAATTTAGACAATGCATACAAACATTTTGGAACTAGAATGCGAATTGTTGGCAAAGTAGAAAATAATACAAGCAGAGTACAAACGCCAATTGGCAGCACAACCTATTACGACGTATCTGGAACCCTACCAGATCAAGCCCCAAGTATAGGCGGAGGTTCTGGTGGTATGGCTGTATTACTTAATCCAGAAACAAATAATGGTTACTATTTTGAAATAATTGCTCTTACAGAACAAAATGTAAATTCATATTTAAAATTAGATACAAAAGGAAATGCTGAAAAATCTATTAATAATGTTTTATTTTACAAAATTAAAAAAGAGTCTTCTAGTAATAATGCAATACCAATTAAACTTTATGGTGGTCTTTCAAAAATAACTGTTGACGATGGAAGATTCACTGGTCAATACAGAATGGCTTCAGAGCAAGATCCTACAGTATATGACTTGTCTGTAGAGTATCAAGACATTGGTAAAATTCGTAGGTTTTATTTATATATAAATAACAAGTTAATTAAAATTGTAGATGATCCAGATCCACTTCCAATTTATAATAATATGGCTTTGTTTACCCGTGGATCATCAAGATGCATGTTTGAAAATGTTTATGCTTTAATGCAAAACCCAGAAAATCCTCAATTTGCAACTGGAGAAACTCTTTTTTCTTCACTATCTGATACCGAAATAAATGATAATGAAAGTTTTAGAAAATACGGTATGAGTCAAATGGTTAAGTCAACATATGTTTCTACAATTAGTGCACAAGAGCCACCTAAGTATAATATATACTTTGAAGAGTTTGGCTCTATAATGCGTGAATGTTCTTACTTTGACATTAGATATGATCGTGCATACCCTGCTTTATACGCTCAATTATCTCCAACTCTTAATAAACTTAAAGGGTATACAACCTCTGGATTTATAGCAGATTCTTATGGTGCAGAATTTTTAATATTTAACACAACTGATACTGCGTTAAATCTTGATGAAACAGCAGGAAACTACTTAAGAATTCAAGGAGTTACTTTTACGCAAGATACAACTCATGAGTTAACAGTTGATGAGTATTTTAAAAAACGTGGAAATTTGGCTGATCCAGAATTTAAAGGCAATGCACTAGTGTTTTCTCCTCTTGTTGAAAAAGCAAAGTATGATGAAATAAGGCAAAGTAGAATGATTTATGGTAAGAATGAGTTTTCAATTGATAGCCTATACATTCAAACAGATGATGCTGCACAAGCGCTTATGGGTTGGATTATAAATAAAGTTATGCATCCTAAAAAATCTGTTGGGGTAAATTTATTTTCAATTCCAACCTTACAATTGGGAGATATTGTAACTGTTAACTATAAAGATTCTTCTGGCTTAGACCTTGTAACTTCAGACTCAAGTCGGTTTGTAGTATATAATATTGATTACTCTAGAAGTAATAATGGACCAAGCATGACTGCTTATTTAAGCGAGGTGTAGCATGGCGGGTGCCTATGACGATGGAGGATTTACTAGAGCAAAATCTGCAGCAGAAGCAGCAGGAATTCCAACTAGTGCACCAACACCAAGCATAAGAGAATCTTTTGCAGCAGCAGAGGCTGCTTTAGATGTTGCTTCAGCAAATCTTGACAAAGTTTTTGCAAATCCAAAAGCATCTAATAAAGCAATTGATAGAGCAATGACGCAATACCTTAATGCATCTAATAAGGCAAACGACCTTAGAGGACAATTAGCAAATAGTAGTAGCGGTTCCTCTGGACCTTCAATAAATTATAGCGAACCAGAATATGTTCCATCAACTGTTGATCCAGAGCCAATAACTCCAGCAGCAGTTCCATTTTCAACTCCAACAATTATTGCACCCGTTGTTGCCCCACCTGTTAAAACAGCCCCAATAGACACTCTTTTATTTGATCAAGAATCTGTTTCAACAGATGCCTTAGTAAATCTTATATTTGAAAACATTGGCGGTCAAGAATTAATTAACATTACTCGTAATGATATTGTTAATGGTCAAGAAGTTGTTTATCAACCAATTAAAAATCTTTCTTCTATACAGCAACAATATAATCCTAATAATATTTTAAGTTTACAGTCTACTTCAGACAAGTATTTTGCTAACTTTTCAATAAAACTTGAAAACAGAATACCAAATCCTGGTACTGGTCCAAATGGATCATATGTTTATTTAGATAATAATACAGGAAATCTTATTATTGAGGTTGTAAACCTTGAATTAGATGAACAAATTGAAGCAGAAATCACTGTAAGTGGTACAATATATGAAGCGGAATTTGGAGAATCAGCCTCTTGATAACTAATATTGGCAAGACTATTATAGGTAAATACATGCTTGGACAGGCTCCAGCATACGCATCCTTCCTTGCTGTTGGTTGTGGTCCCACCCCCTTAGAAACTGGCGATGTCTTTAACGATTTTGCTACAAAAGAAAATTTAGATTTTGAAATGTTTCGTGTTCCAATTTCATCTAGAGGGTTTGTAAACGAAAACGGTATTAATAAAATTGTACTAACAGCAGAACTACCAACAGAAGAAAGATATGAAATATCTGAAGTAGGACTTTACTCAGCAGGGGCAAATCCTTCTGCTGGAGCCTATGACAGTAAGACCGTTTTTTCTTTTACAACTGGAGAAAATTGGCAATATCAAACTTCCTCAGCAGCAACAGCAATTGATGTTATAACTGAAGCATTAGATGATCCAGAAGATGATAATGTTATTGCAGTAGCAGATGGAGTATTTCAAACCAATGCGGACAACTCTATATTTTTTAAGGCACCTCGTACATCAAGATATGAAAGATCTAGATTCTTAAACAATATTATTTTAATTCAAGGCGATGAGTCGGATTTAACTATTAGTGAAAACAGCGGTCCTACCCTAGATCATTTTGTTGTTGAAAATAATTCAAATTATATTAAATTAACTGGCGCTAATGTTGACTTTACAAGAAACTCACCAATAGATGAATTAAGATTAGCATTTTCTTTAGTAAGCAAAGATGGAGATTCTAACGCTATTCCAGATACAATTAGAGTGTTAGTTGATTTTTCATCAACAGATGGGTCAGAGTTTGCAAAATTTGAAGCAGAAATAAATCAAGGAAGTTCTGGAAATTTAGAAAATTCAATTGCAGATTTTGAAACAAACAGGTATTTTGTAGTTTCTAAACAATTGCAAGAACTATACACAAGTGCAAACTTTACTTGGAATGCAGTAACTACTGTTAAAATTTATGCTTGTGTTCTTGTCGAAGAGAGTGGTCCAACCTTAGTTCCATCTGAAGATTATTACATTGCCCTAGATGCTTTGAGATTAGAAAATATTGCTACCGTAAACCCACTATATGGTTTAACTGGATATTCAGTTATTAAAAATGATGAAGCAGAAACAATTGTAAAGTCTCCCAATACTAGCAATTACGTAGAATTTAGATTTTCAATAGGTGTAACCTAATGACTGTTAAAAAAGCAATTATTGAAAAATCTTCTTTACCAGCAGTTGATTCAGATAGTGCTGGATATGTAGTTAGATATAGAATCGTATCAGAAGATAAAAACAGAACATCACACTGGTCTCCAACGTTTACCACAAATGCCGTGCCAATTGAATCAGTTAATGGAGCGTTATCAATTACAGAAACAATTATTACAGCAGTGTGGGGAGATGAACTAAATAGACCAGCATATGACATATTTGTTAAGTTTGACTCAGGATCTTTTGCTTATCATGGAACATCAGCAGTTCACAGTTATTCATTTTTAAATACAGGAACTACATCTGTTCATGTTAAAGTTCAAGTTTCTTCATCTGTAAAAGAAGTAAAAGCAGGACTAGTTATCTTTGACTCTGGCGTAGAGTCTTTGGTATAATTAAATAGGAGGAATCAATGGCAAAACTACCGCTACCAGAACGAGGTCAACCCTTAGATGTTCCATACATCTATCAATTAGTTGATACAGTAAATAAACTATCAACAGAGGTTTCTTCTGCAACCTATAAAACTACATCAGTTGATACAGCCAGTGCTGGTAGACAAAACTTAAAAACATCAGAGGCTAGGTTTGTTGGTGGCATAGTAGAGGTTGCGAACAACTCAACAGTAAGTGCGGGTAACGAAAAAACTTTTTCATACGATTTTTCTAGCGATTTTAAATTTCCACCAGTTGTTACCGCTACAGCAGTAAACACTGGAAACACCCCTGCTGGACAAAACGTAAGTGTTATTTTAAAAACAGTCACAGTGTCAAAAGTAGAAGGAACTGTAAGGTTTAACGCCTCTGGAGATTTATCTTTAGCAGTTAACTTAGTTATTCTTGGCATACCAAACTAACATTAAGGGTGGGGTATGATTTTTTGTAAAAAATGTAATGGTCGTATGTTTGTAGATAGACAATATAGCAACGTAAATCACCTAGAAACATTTTGTATGTTGTGTGGTTCTCGTAATTTTTTTCATCCTCCATCAGAAAGTGAGAGGGGTAGATGGTTACTGCAAAAGGAAAAATCCAGAGCCAGCAGTACAATAACGATCCTGTAGTAAGGGGAAGTAAGAAGATCTGGTTTCTTAATGGAGACCTTGTAAGGCTGTATCATAGTTCTCGTTCTACTGGGATGGTTACTGTTTTTAATATTACTAAAGACAGACTTGAAACTTGTTTGCGAACAGACTTTAGACGTAACAGACAAAAAGCATATACAGTTGCTGAGACTGCTAAGTTAATTAATCGTCATAGAAAATATATGCCAAAGTTAATGAAAAATGGAATTATACCAGTGCCAATTGGGGCTAAACCAAATGGTCAGCGTGGATGGCAAATTAGATCTTATTATTCAGAAGATCACGTTAAAGAAATTAGATCTATCTTAGGATCAATACACATTGGGCAACCAAGAAAAGATGGATTAATAACAAATAATAGTACTCCTACAAGTCAAGAATTGACAAGACGAATGGGAGAGGGTATACTTACATATACAAAGACAGAAGATGGACGGTATATTCCAGTGTGGTCAGAGAATATCTAATCAGCACAGGGTGTGCTACAATTGTAAAACAAACAAAATAAGGTGGGTAAATGGAAAACGATAATACAAAAGTATCAGTAACATTAGGATATACACTCAATCTAGGCAACTTTCAATCACTAAGGCTTGACCTTGGCGTTATTGATTCTAAGCGTGATGGCGAGAACACAGATCAAGCGTTTGATCGTGTGTATAGATTTGTTGAGGACAGATTAACAGAAAAGATTAAAGAGGCTCAAGCAGAGGCTGCTGAACAAGAGTAATGGCTGAACGCAAAGACCGTATGGCTTTGCTTAGTAGATACAGTAAATTACATACAGCCAAGTATCAGCAAAAGCCATCTTTAAACTTAAATGTAGAACAGTGGGCTTCTGATGCTCTTGTTGAATCTTACGGGATAGGAACATGTTATGACTTATTGGATCATTATTTTAATATTTCTCTTTCCCCTTCTTGGAGTTACTTTGCATACAATGCGGAAAAAATACTTCAAGCAAAATTAGAAACAGAACAAGATATTAAAGAAAGAGAAGAACGAAGAGAGTTAGCGAGGAGATGGCTTAGTGAATAATACAGAAGCAAGAGTTATTTCCGCAGTGCTACAAGATAAACAAATGCATGTTTTACTACAGGCAAATGTTGAAAACCTTCTTAGAACCCATAACGATATTTGGAATTTTATTCGTTTATATTTTGACAATAACAGTTCTGTTCCACCAGTATCTTTAGTTATTGAAAAGTTTAGAGATTTCCAACCAGTCGAAGGCATAGGCGCTACAAAGCATCATCTTGAGGAATTACAGACTGAATACCTAAATGATAGCCTAAAAGACATCTTAAGGACTGCAGCAGGAGAAGTTCAGGGCGGTAATGGATCAGAAGCCCTTAATGGTTTAATTACTAAAACATCTGAGTTAAAGAAAAATACATCTGCTATACGTGATATTGATGCTACAGATCTTGAGTCTGCCCTTGCATATTATGAAAAGATTCAAGAGCAAAAAGAAACTGGTCACATTGGAATTAAGACAGGCTTGCCAGGGTTTGATAACTATCTACCTTCTGGAATCATGCCAGGACAACTAGGAGTCTTTCTTGCATATCCAGGTATTGGAAAGTCTTGGTTGGCTCTGTACTTCGCTGTACAGGCTTGGAAACAAGGTCGTAGCCCACT